CGGCGACCGGCCAGACCAGTGCGATGACATCATCTGGGTCGTAGGATTGAACGCACACGCAGTCGCTCTGGTTGCCGCCCCTGCAACGATACTGACTCCCGTCCATCTCCTCGAAGAACGTCACGTGCCCTCCCCCGGAGCGCGTCATCACGACCACGGCGCCGGGGACCGGCGAGCCGATGATCTTGCCGCCGCCGTGCATCCACGGTTTGAATGACTGCGCCCACATCCACCGGTCCGTGTCAGTCGGGCCGAACGGCGGGCGGATGCCGCACACTGCCATGCAGAACGCCGCAGTGAGGCCGCACCACGCCGTCTCGTCGTGCTGGTAGAGGTCGCAGTACTCCTGCATGTCGGGAAACTTGCGCGCGATGTACTGGGACATCGCGACGATCTTGTCGTTGTCCTCCGCGCCCGGTGCCTCGGTCATGCCGGTGATCGCACGCATGACCTGGAGCCACTTCGGGATGTCTTGTTGTGCCATCTGTCTTATTTCCCCTTATACTGTGGAAGCTCTTTTCGCTTTTCGATTGACTCCATGCTCCGAATGTAAGCATCTCTGGCATTGCGCGCGCCAACCAGCGCCTTCGGCGGTATCCGAGGCTGGTAGCTGTCCGTCACCCAGACGCTGTAGAGTTGCATGATGTGCTTCTTGAATGCTTCGTCTAGTGCCTGCCTCTCCAGGTCGTCGATGTGATCATCCCACTTCGACGGCACCCACGTTGGATCAGTCTGTTGAGTCTGCGCAGCCTCTGCGTCCCACCTGCCGGCCAGGTAGCTATACAGCGCGAGCGCGAACAGGACCACGAGCACGATGATGACCGTGATCGCGATGCGGTGGCCTATGGAGATGTCTTCGAGATTTGGCACGCGCATGTTGCGTGCTTTCTACTGTGGCCGGAACAGCAACAGGACCAGCGTCAGGACGAACCAGAGGATGATCGCGAGGATGAGGCTGTGCTCAGTCGCGACGGCGATCACGAGGAATGACGCGAGCACCATCGCGGCGCCCCACAGAAGCATCCCGCTGTTGTTCATCACGCTGCTGCTTCACACTGTGGCGGACGGCAGCAGCCATCCGGTCATAAAGCGCCAGCATGCGGCGGCGCGCTTCCTCACAAGTGCGGCAAGTCATTTCTTTGGCCTCAGCGGCGTCGTCGTTTCTGGCACCGGCGGCGTAAGCGGATCTTCGTCGGCGCCGATTGTGATGGGCGGATGTGTGCGGGTGAACTCCGCCATCAATTCTTCCTTGCGCTCGGGATTGCGTGCGATTTGTTCCTGCAATGCCTTGATATCGGCCTGCATTTTGCGGCTCTGTTCTTTGGTCTTCTCGCTCAATGCCATCTGTCGCTCCGTTTCGCCTTGTCGTATGGCTCGCTTATACGCCTCGAATGCTGCCAGTTCGCGCGCATTGCGTTTCTTCACCAGCTCGTTCGCCTGCGCAATGGCGGCGTCACCTTCCGGCCAGACCAGCGGACCGCCATCAACGACATCGCTCCCGCGCTTGAGCGCATGACAAACACCAGGCTCATAGATGCGTTCCGTGATGCCTTCCGGCAATGGTGGCAAGTCATCACCGTAGTCGATGCGAAACTTATCCGGCATCGCGCCATAGTCGGCACTGCCGTCACGAACGAAAATAAGCCCGTCGGGGTGTTGATGAAGCATTTTCACCATTGTCTTCCTCTTTTGTCTTTAATTGTCGGTGACAGCGAACGTTTGCCATCATCGCATTAATGTCTTTTGGATTTGTTCTCGCAACTCTGTCAGGAAACCGACTGCGATCTCGCTATTGATCTCAACATAAGAGGTAGATGCCGTAAAACGGTTGGTAGAGAACTTGCATTGTTTGCCGCCGCCGACGACCACTCCAGTCGTGCTCCTCCAAGGTACTCACCAGCCTAGCAACCAAATTGGTCGGCGTTGGTTATTTGTAGGGTGTTCTCAAGGTGCGGTTGAGCGTGATAAGCGCTGCCATCGGTTCGACCAGGTCCGTGTAACACTTATCGCAACAGCGGTCGGTTGGGATGTTGCCGAGTGGCGCGGGATGGTGCCCCTCGCCATCGAATTCCTTGCCGCACAAGCAACACTTGGTCATTCCGCTTCCTCATCGTACCGCTACAAGATTGCATGTAATCCCATCTCGAAGAAGCCAAGCGCCAGGACCAGCTTGATCATGATGTTCCAAAAGCTCGTCGGCTGCACGACATTGAACGGCGTCGATGAGCCTTGGTTTTGAACGGCAATGCCGGTGGAATTTACCAATGCACTGTTGAACTGACTGGTGTACCAGCAGAAATTATAATCGCTGCCAGCCTGTGCCGTCGCATAACTGTAATAGGTATAAGCGTAAGCTCCAAGCGTGTGGCCATGGTTCGGATCACTGATACCATGAGTATGCTGCGCCAATTCCGATGGCAATTGCGTGTGTTTTTCTTCACCAGCATTTGAACCAAGTACACGGTTTGTCAAACCAGCGCCAGCACCCGCAATCGCGAGAGCACGACCAAGTTGCTTGGTCAATGCAATCGGCTTGTTCGCTGACCAGTCGGCTTCCGCTGATGCCCCGCGGCCGCCCGTGACCGGCGCCCACGCATCAGGAATGTTCGCCCATATGAGCACAAACAACGCATGCGCGGTATCGCTGCGAAACGTTGCGGTCGAGCCCGCGGCACCGATGGTGCCATCATTCATCATCAGCCAGCCGGCATCGGCGACTGTCTTGAGCGTAATTTTGGCATCGCCGGTCGTGAATTGGTCGGCCGCTGGCACGCCTTGCGGCCCTTGCGGTCCCATTGGCCCGGTTGGCCCGGCCGCTCCTGCCGGACCGATTGACCCCGAAGGCCCCGCCGGTCCAGCGACGCCTTGCGGCCCGGCCGGACCGCCCGGCTCACCGCTGACGTTAATGTTCCAGTCACCATAACTGCCGGTGCCACTGACCTGGTCAACATTGAGCGTCAGGCTAGTCCCGCTATACTCGGTGACAATACCCGACATCCAATTGGTCGGCGCGGCATTTGAGGCGGCGCGCACGCGAGCACCGACCGTGTAAGCCAGACCAGATGGCACAGTGAAAATCTGGGGACCGAGCGCAATGCTTAAGCTCGTGGTGCTGGTGCAAAGATAGCTAGGCCCCGGTGCTCCTGGCACACCTGGCGCACCAGGTGAACCGGTGGCACCCGTCGGTCCGGCCGGTCCTATCGGGCCTTCCGGTCCCACCGGTCCGCCCGGATCGCCAGGATCGCCCTTCGGGCCGGTCGGTCCGAGCGCACCCTGTTGACCCGGCTCACCTGCAACATTGATGTTCCACAAGTTCCACAAGCCCGAACCGTCACGGCGGTCCACGTCCATCGTCAGCGTATAATCTGCGTATGCGGTAACAACGCCTTCCATCCAAATCTGTGTGCCAGGCGGCGGCAAGCTGCTTCGACCGAAGCGCGAATGCGAACGCCAGGCACGAAGCCCAGCCCAAACTGATCAAGCACGAATGACACCGAGTAGCCGGGGTCGACGACGGTGATGCCAGTCGAGCTGGTACCCGCAATGATTGGTCCGCGCGGCGCGTAGGGCGCGGACACGACGATAACGCTCGGCGGCAAGCCCGCGGGTGTTGCAGGCGTCGGAACAAGCGCTGGCTTGATGCTGATGCTTCGAACTGTCATCGTGTGATGCCTTCAAGAATATCAATGTCGAATTCTATGACGCGTCGAACAAAGCCCGCGTCCCGCGCGACAATGTCGCCGACATATTGACCAGGCTCGCGCGTCGCCATCGACTCGTGCGAGACATTGATTAGCAGATAGCCGACATCCGGTGGGAACCCAAAAGCGATCGTACCGTCTTCAGTCGTAGCATGTAAGATAACTTCATGATCAGGAGCCGCACGTCTAATTTCCATCTCGAAACTAATACCGCGGATATCAAGTTGCTGGTCGCTTTGATTGCCTTCAGCGTCGGCAACAAAGTACACGATCGCATCAAGCCAATCTTCATTCGTTCCAGTCACGAACGAAACGGTGACAAGCGGTAGCGCGAGGATGTTGGACAAGATCGGCATCACAGATTCGGGATGTAGATGGGCGCTATGCGCGTTGGCCAATTATTGTCGTCAGTTGGATCAACTGGCATGTTCGCGACCATCGCGTCAGATGCAGTGCGAACAGTCGAGATGTATTGCCATCCCGTTTGCGCGGTAGAATACACGTTGCGCTCAGTCGCGTTCCAGGTGTTCCAGTCCCAGCCGAGTGTCGTGATATCTCGTTGAACGCGCGCAAGCGCATTGCGCTGCATGAATTCGCTAAATGATTCCAGAATGCGCCGCTGCGACTCGCCGTTGACAATCTGTGAAGCATAAGTGCGCCAATTGTCAATCAGCACTTGCTGGCGCTGATCGGGATTGAACGTCGTTGCCTCATTTGGCAGCGATAGCACAGCGGCATCGGTGCCATGCTGGTCACGGTTAATTGTCGGAACATCAGGATAACTCGAGATTATCTTGATGCCCGTACTGAGTGAGAGGTCGGCGCGGGCGACGAAGACCTGCATAAAGCTCTCCCTTTAACTGCTGAAGATGTATGAGCCCCAATTGCCGGGGCCGCCATTGGTGTCGGGCGACGATGCCATCCAGCCACAGGTCACGCCTTGGATTATCGATAAGGCTTGCGCCTCCATGTCCCAAGTGCCATTGCTGACCGAGGTTACGCTCTGACAGCGCGCGTAACTCATATCGACGTTGGACAGACCGAAAACGGCATTGGAGTTTATACCGCCGCCGGACATCATCAGCGTCGCATGATAGTCGACATTGATGCCGGATAGCCCGCAACTGATGTACGATGTATTCTGCGAAAATGCCGTACCGCCAGACATGCTGATGAGGCCGCACCATTGGCCGCCGTCACCGAAGCAGTCATACATTTCGAGAAAGGCGCCGGTCGTTACGAGAAAACAAGTGTAACCGTGACCCCATGAAGTCACGTTGTTACACTGCAATTGTTTGCCGCCGCCGACGACCACTCCAGTCGTGCTGTCTGCTGCATAGTTGCCGGTCACCAGAAGGTCGCGAAGAATTGGCTTGCCAGGACCAAGATTCTGAATGCCGTATTGACCCGATGCGCAATGAATTTCCGAGCCATAACGCGAGCGCAGCATGTTCAAGTTTGCCATTGCATCATTATAGCGCTGACTAGCACCCGAACCGCTAATTTGGAAATTGCTGAAGACCGGAGCTGCCGCCTTCATCGTACCTTTGATGGTGATGTGGTCGGAGTTATGATGGAAGATCGTGAACGGTGCAAACGTGCCGATCCCGAGCTGGATTGTCACCGTTGCGGCGGCATGGATATTCTTGCGCGATAGCGCATTGATTGCGGCCTGTGGTGTAGGATATTGCAGGGGCACTTGAATTGTCAGACTGGTAGCAATCAAAACATTCGGCTCAATCTGCCAATTCGTACCGTCAAACACGAACAACTTGACGTCGCCCACGTTGATATCACCCGGCAAAAGATCACCACCACTGGCCGCCTTGACGATTTGTGATGTCAGCGCGTTGATCTTGATCGTCGTCGGTCCGGTTACCGTATTCGAAACTTGAACCAAGACCGCGTCACCAGCCGCAACAGTGGTGATCGCTGGCGAGAATGGTGCGGTGATAATGTTTGCCGTCGTTGAGGTATCGACGCAAAACGGAAGATTGCTGTAATTGTTGATGATAGTTCCGCCGTCACCGCCAGCCCCAGCCCCAAGAAAATTAAGCATCTGAAAAGCGGTGCCGTCATAGGCAAGGTCGGCCAGGCCACCTGCAGGCATGTCATTAGGTTGAACATTGCTGCCATCCATGCGCTTGATGGCAACGCGGCCAGCTCCCGCATCAATCGTGACAGAGCTAGTATTGGTGCTGTGTATGCGCACACGCAGCAATAGGCCGAGCGTGTATTGGGACAGCGGCGGATCATAGGAAACCGAGATGTTGTTGACCGACCCCGTGTCCTCCGCGTAGTTGCTACGCTGCGACCGGATGCCCTCGAGCATCTGCATCAGGTTGGCTTCATTCGGAATGAGTTTGTTTTTCTGAATAACGGCGACGATCTCGCGCATCGGGTGCTCGAACGCTGCCGCGGGCGGGATCGAGCCTTGGCGCGCGATGCTTGGATCGCCGTTAATGTAAGGCGCGTTGGGATCGTTGATTCCATGTGGTTGAACGTATTTCACGGCTTTAGCCCTCTCTCATGGCGTGCCTTGCATCGGGCCGCCGAATGCTAACCCGGAGAAGTCCATCACCAGCGCGGTGTGCGCTGGCTTCCAACGGTTCAACAGACATTCGAGATCTTGCGGAACGCGGAATTCTAAGTGGTGATCGACACCAGCCTGACCACTCGCGGCGCGAAACCAAACCAAGCCAACGGTGCCAACATGCGCCGTCCAAGCGAAGCGCATTTCTGGCGGACCGATATACCAGCGGAAATTCTCATCAGGATGCGGTCGCGTATCACCAACACTGCTGACACCAGCCATGAACGGCGCAAATTCCTTGATCGTGATGGTGAAGCCGAGCCATTCCATCACCTTCTCAAAGTATGCGCGGCTCTGGCCACCGAGCCACGTCATCTTCAGAACGAGCATCCGCTGGCGCTCACCGATCGTCGTCGCCTTCGGAAAACACGGATCAGGCAATCCCCACGCACGTTCCCAATCAGGGAGCAACTCTAAAGTGATACGCGGATCGGATTCACGTTCTAGCAAGTCGGCAGCACGGCTATCCACAAACCCCCAGTATTCAGCTAAGCCATAACAAACGCGTGCAAGCGTCGAATCAGGAGCGCGCGGCCACGCTTGACCCTGCGGCAATAATTTAAGAAGCTGCTGCCCGTAGTCCTCAGCAGAACGTCGAAGGTGGCGATCTTCACCGGGCTTAAAAGTGTAATGACCGGGCGTCAGACTTACTGTCAAAGCTCGACTCCTCATGCGTAGTAGATATCGCCGAGCACTGCCATGTGACCTGGAGACGCCATCACGTCGTCTTCGTTGTTGGTCATATCAAACGAAACGACGTCAGGTGCGGACATCACGGCATAGGACTTCCACGCCGCGTAGATCGTCTGCCCCGGACTTGCTTTCTCAAGGAGCATCGCTTGCAAGCTGGCTTCGATGCCACCGCGCACGGCATCATTGTCTGGAACTAGGTTGGAGAGGTCCACATGAACGTATTGCTTGATGGGAGAAAGCACCCAATAATCTTTCACCGCAACCGGACGCACGGTGTCCAGATAAGTACGCACGGCTTCGAGATCAATTTCAGTCGGGAAGCCGTCTTGATAAGCTCGCAGATCATCGAACATTACACGGACCGTGACAGTTCCCATTCCCATTTCGAGCGGGGAAGCCCAGGCGCGCGTACAACCAGCCACGGCGAGTGACCACTGCTCATAGTCTGTCTTGTCACCACCCATCGGTGGCTCACGAATACGCTTGAGGACGCGAAAGCGCAGTTGATCGTCTGTCTCCTCGTCGGTGCCGCCGTCCATCGTCACGACGGTGACCTCACCAGTAAGACCTGAGACGGAGGACACTACCCCCAACGTATCACCAGGATCAAGATTGCCAGCAGAACCAGGGTCGAGGGCGCGAGTCGGGACTGGTGTCGGTGCATCAGAAAGTAGGACAATCTGTTCGGTCGTCTCATAGCCAACGAGACCTGACTTTTGCAACTGCGTCCCAAATGGGACAACCGTGCCGCCAATACCGACCATGGTCACCGTGCCCTCGGCGAGAGTCGGTAGCTTCCGGCCAGTTGTTCCATCTGCGTTAACTAGCCAGATGTTGCCGTGACGATCCAGCCACTCAGTTTCGGCGGTGTCCGGGATAAGCTGCAACGCCAGCCAATCAATGTACTGGAGCGTAAGATGACACAGTGCGCCCATGCAGTCTGACATGACGCGGAGGACGCTGTTCGGGATTGACGCGTCCGCACCAGGCAAGTTGCCGCGGATCGAGTCACGAACGAGTGACCGAACAGTCTTGAGCGTCGGAGTTGACCAAGGCATCTGTCAGGGTCCGTACGGAGGGCCACCGGTGTAGTACTCAGTGAGTGGTTCTCGCAGAATGATGTCACTCCAAAGAACCTGGAAGCGCAGCTCGATCTCGGTACTTGGGCCGCGATATATCTTGATCAGAGCGTCAATCCGGTCACGGCCAGAGCGCGCGACGAAGACGTCGAAGCGCGATGCGATCCTGCGAGCAACGAATGGCTGGATCGCCTCGCGGATGTAGTTCTCAACTCGCTGAAGAGTTGATCCTTCGAGCGCCTCCGACGGAGCTATCTTCGCCCGCTTGAGGAGCCACAGCTTGCAACCGATATCCCAGCCGTCCCATATCTCGGCGGCGTCTAGATTGCCCCACCAGCCAGCGCGATCAACCGAGTCAGGGTCTGGAAGGATGTCACTCGGACTCGCAAGCGCGTCAGTACCTAGTGCGACGATGACTGCCGTCGCGAGAGCTTGGGTCTCGTCGAGCGTTCCATCATCGAGCAGCAGCCAGTCGATCGTGACCGAGTAGTGGGGGTGGTTCGGGAACTCGGCATTCTGGACGAGACGAATGTCAGGCATGCAACACCCCAATCAATTGTGGTCACCGTTTACCCCATGATGCGAGCGATCAAAGTCATGCTACTGGCTGTCCAGGTTTGCGTGCCGCCAGACGCCATGCCATACAGCGTCGCCGTGTGATAACCCTCGGTCAGAGTGTCCAATCCGCCAAGCGCGGTCATTAAGCCAACTGAGCCGAGATATCCGCCCGCCGCAGAGGTACTAAAGTTTTCCCCTGTGATCGCAGCTGCATCGACATAAATTTTTGTGCCGCCCGAAGCGATCCCGCTGTTAGACGTAGCGCCTGAAGCCGACAGCAACACTGCATTGTCGACCCAAGTCAGGAAACCGACTGCGATCTCACTGTTGATCTCGACATAAGAGGTAGATGCCGTAAAACGGTTGGTAGAGAACTTGCCTTGCGCGACCCGTGGGCGCTGGTTGAACCAACTCAACACCCCGCGCACTGCGGCAGTGTCAACGAACTGCGCGCTGGCGTTGGTCCTGATCAAGCCGATCAGCGTGAACTGCGGAAGCTCAGTGCCGTTGTACCAAACTTCAAGACCTTCGTTTCCGGCGGTCTGACTGGGGCGGTGGTGCGGTGCCGCCAGACCACCAGCAACCGTCCAGAAATGCGCCGTAATGGTGCCGGATACATTCTCCGCAAAGACCCAATAGTTGGTATTGGCTGCAAGATTTTGGCCAGCGACATTGTTGACTCGCACGCCAGTATTCGCGAGCCCGGCAATCCCAGCGCCAGTACCAGGGATCGTATAGATGACTCCGTTAATCTTGATCTTGTCACCGTTGAACGGCAAGAACGTTAATTGCGTCGTGCCGATATAAGCCAACCGGCCACAATGCGGCGTCGGCGCACTCACCCCTTTGATCGTCGTTGCGGTGACCCACTCGGCCGCCTGGCCAGCAACCGGCGTGCCGCTGTTGCTGACATTGCCACCGCCGCCACCAGCCGGTGCTGCCCAAGTGCCATCCGCGCGCAGGAAGTTTGCCGTGCCGCCACCACTCGCGGGCACTTCGCCCTTGGCGCCCGAGGTAAACACTGGCGCGTCGAGCGTACCAGCCGAAAACGTGAGCCCAGTGCCGATCGTTATAGCAGACCACGTGTTGGCGGCGGACCGATAATAAATGACATTGGTGCCGGTGAGCGCCGCCAGTGCCGTCAAGTCAGCGTCAAGCGGCTGGAACGCACCAGAACCACCTACTGCGATGACGCTAGTCGCATTGCCACCCGAGTCCCCCTTTCCATAATAAAGCGTGTTGTCTTGCTCATTGAACGCCAATTCAGCATTTCTTAGCGACGACGGAGCGCCAGCCGCACCACCTACCAGCCGCCGCTTGATGCGCAGAGTATCAGCCACTTCAGAAAACGCCCCCGTCCAACTCGATTCCGTTGATCGTTCCACCTGTGATAGCCACAGCACTAGCGTTCTGCGTCGCCATAGTGCCGAGCCCAGTGATGTCAGTGTTTGGGATCGTCGCCGATGCGGTCAGCGCTGCGGTGCCTGCGCCCTTGACGTAACCAGTCAGCGTCGTCGCACCCGTGCCGCCGTTAGCAACACCGATCGTCGAGCCATTCCAGACTCCCGTCGTGATCGTCCCGAGAGTGGTGATCGAAGCCTGCCCGACATAGGTTGCGGCAATGTCGATGCTGTCAGCAGCGACAGTGATGCGATTGGTCGTGCCAACTGCATCAATCGTGCTGCCAGACTTTGTTAGGCCAGCGCCCGCCGTGATCTGACCCGCACCAGAGAATTGCACCCACGTGACAGCGGTGGTGCCGAGCGTACCGCCGGGATTGACCGTGCAAAGCCAGCCAGTATCAGTGAACGAGTTACCTTCCTCCACCCATACATAGGCCGAGACCAGTTCGCCCCAAGTGTCGAGATCGAGTGCGCGCGTCCAGGCACCGGCCGCCATTATATAGACGCCGTTCTGCGCTGGAGCGGTCTGGCCAATGACCAGCACCCGGTCACCAGCAATGTTAGAGACAGCGTCGATTGACTGAACGCCAGACAAGGTGACGTTAGCATTCGTCATCGAACGCACCGACTGCTTGGCGTCGATGCCTTGCGCGATATTGTCAACATAGTTCTTGGTAGCTGCGTCCTGCCCAGAAGTCGGGTCGAGAAGGTTAGTGATCTTGCGAGAATTCCAACTCACGTCGACGTTAGGCGCAACAAATTGGTCGAGACGCGTCGCCATGACGTACTGCGTCGTCGCCAATTGCGTCGTGTTAGTGCCATTCGCAGCAGTAGGTCCGGCGGGCGTTCCAGTGAACGTCGGTGATGCCAACAACGCGCCACCAACACCGGTCACATCTGAAGCTTGCAGTGTGACCGTACCAGTACGGCCGTTGAAGGATGCGACGCCAGCGGTGCCTGCCGAAACTGCGGCGGTCACAAATGCTGTCGTTGCAACCTGAGTCGTGTTCGTCCCAGCGGTTGCAGTCGGTGCCGCCGGAACTCCGGTGAACGTCGGTGATGCCAACGGCGCACGAGACGTGTCAGTCGGATGGACGTGGTCATTGCGTGAGAACTGCGTCCCAGTTCCAGCTTGAGCCGTCCCATTGACCAGTGGCAAAGAGTTCGAGCCCATCCCCGAGCCACCGACCGAGACAATAGTCGTCGCCGAGCCGCCAGCACCACCGGTACCTTCGCCGATATAAAGCGTGTGGTCGGTCTCGTTGTACGCCAATTCGGCGTTTGCTAGCGACGAAGGCGCACCCGGTGCCCCACCAGAACGTCGCTTGATGCGGATGACGTCAGCCATCTAAAAATTTCCTCCATCTAGCACGTCACCGCTCAGTGCCAGTGCTGGGTTCCACACTGTGTTTCTTCGGCCATACGTGATGCCGTCAGACGGAGCTTCAGGAACACCCGTCGTGACGGTCGGCGTCCCGATGATCGAGACGCCACCAGACGGCGGCACGATCGGCGCCTCAAACACGTAGCCCGGCGGCACAGGAATGATCGGCCAATCCGCCAGCACGTCATAAGCAATCACGTCTGCGACTGTCGTCAGTGCGTTCACTTCGCCGATCTTCTGATTCTTGATGATGAACAGGTCGTTCGTGCGATCAGCGATACCCGTCAAGATCGCAGTCTGCTCATTTGGCGTCACGTTGACCGGCGTCGTCGAGCCGATCGGTATCCACTGCGCGTTGGCGGGCGCGACGTTGCCGATGCTCGTCCAGGGAATGCTTCCAATGT